GTGAGATCATGTATCTCACCGGCGTGCCGGCGGCGAACACGATCGTCGTGCGTTGCCGCGGCAGCGAAGGCACGGTGGCGGCGGCGCACGATGTGCTCTCGCCGGTCATCACGAGTGCGACCGTGACCGACTTCCCGGCCATCGCGCCCGGACAGTTGATCCCGATCGACCCGGCGGTCGACAACCCCGCGACGCTCGGCGCGGATGGCGCGATCCCGGTGCCGCTCGGCCCGGTCGTCTACAACATCAACAAGGGGTCCGCGGCGGCGCTGACGCTGGCGGCGCCCTCGCTGTCGCTGAACGGCACGCGGGTGGTGATCACCTCGCAGACGGCGTTCGCGCATGTCGTGACGGCCACGACGCTAATCGCTGATGCCGTGACGGGCTCGCCGCATACGACGGCGACGTTCGCGGCGTTCAAGGGCGCCACGATCACGCTCGTCGCCGAGAACGGCCTCTGGAACGTCGTCAGTGCCACGGGTGTCGCGGTCACGTAGTTGAACTCTCTCAACGAGCGCCTGCGCTCTTTTAGGCAGGCGCTCGGAGCTCAAACAGCATCAGAGGTGAAGGCGAATGATCCTCCATAGCCCGGAAAGCTCGTACGCGAAAGAACGCCGTAAGTGGGAAGCGCACCCGTCCGAGCTCGGACCCGGTGAGCGTCCGTGGGTGTTTCGTGAATACCCGATGATGCTGTATCGCGCGCTGTCGCCGAGCACGACCGCGCCGATGGAGTCGCAGATCGCCGACGACGAGCTCCAGGCCGACGCCCTCCGCGGGCGCGGCTTCCGCCCGACGCCGCTCGAGGCCATCGAGGCGCACGAGGCGCAGGCGCTCGAATTCGCGAAGCTCGCGGCCGAGCGCGAGCACGAGATCAAATACAAGCTGTCGGAAAAGGCCGCCGCCGAAGTGCGCGCGGCCGAAGCCGACTATTCCGGACACATGCCGTCCGTGCCGGTGACGCCGATCCCGCCGAAGGCCGGACTCGCGTCATGGGCGCAACCGAAGAAAAAGGAGTAACGATGGCCGCACCAAACGGATATCCCTCGTGGGTCTACAGCCGCATCGAGCCGGCGGTCATCGTCCGCAGCCTCGAGGCCTTCAATGCGCTGAGCGGCACCTGGGGCACGACGCCATCGCCCCAGAATCCGCCGCAGCGCCCGCCGATCGACCTGCCGGGGACGCCGCTCGCGGCGCTCTTGGCGATCCTGGCGCTGTTGACGCAGCGGTTGCCGGAACCGCCGGCGACCACGCTCCTCGCTGCGAGCGAGCCGGAACCCGAGGCCGAACCAGAACCCGAGCACGAGCGCGGGGCGAACGGCCGGCACCGTCGATCGAAGGCGGGCGAGTAATCATGGCCGTCACGCCTGACGGGTTCCCCTCGTGGGTCTACCATCCCACGCGCCCGACCGTGGTCGTGAAATCGTTGTCTGCGCTGAATGCGCTGCCGGATCTCGGGAACTGGAGTGCGATCCCGTATCCGGAGAATCCGCCGCCGTGGCCCACCGTCGCCAGCGGTATCGGATCCGAGCTCGAGGCGCTGACGGCGCTGCTGCGCCTCGTGCGGGCGCGCTGTCAGCCGGCGTGACGCGATGAGCGGCACCGCGCTCGCTGATCGCTTCTGGGCCAGAGTCGATACGCTCGACCTCGATGGGTGCTGGTTCTGGACCGGATCACGCCGTTCGCATGGATACGGTCAAATCACACTCCGCCCTGCTCGCACGCAATTGGCTCATCGAGTGGCCTATGAGCAGGCCTTCGGCCCTATTCCGCCCGGCCTGCTGGTCTGTCATCGCTGCGATGAACGTCTCTGCGTAAACCCTGAACATCTGTTCGTAGGCACGCAAAAAGACAACATCGCTGACATGATCAGCAAGGGGCGCGCTTGTCGTGGTGTCCTGCATCATAGTGTGCGATTAACAGAGGATCAGGTGCGTCAGATTCGTGTGGCTGATGGGACACAGCGTGAAATCGCCGCGCTCTTCGGTATCAGTCAGACTAACGTTTCGCAAATTCGTCAGCGCAAAGGGTGGAAACAGTTGCCATGAGTGGCACCGCGCTTAGTTACATCACGCGCGCGTTCGAGAATTTGAATATTTTTCAGCCAGGCGCGACCCTGCCGGCGGCGCAGACCACGCAGGCGCTCGCGATCCTTAATCTGATGATGAGCACCTGGGCTGCGCAGTTGGCGCCCGTGACCGTCGCCGGCATCGGGATTCCCCTGATCAGCGGGAAAGCGATCTATACCTGGGGACCGGGCGGCGACATTGTCGCCCCGGTGCCGATGGGGCAAAACAGCCTGCGCTCGGCCAGCCTAGTCTTGGGGACCACCACGCCGTCGGTCGAGGTGCCCCTGGCTGTCCTGACGGATGACATGTATTTCGCGATTGCCATCAAGGGGTTATCGAGTACGCAGCCCACCGCTGTCTATTTTCAAGGCTCTACCCCGTTGGCTCGCCTCACGCTCTGGCCGGTGCCTAATAATGCGGTGAATATCGTCACGGTCTACTACGACTCGAAGTTTGGCCCCTTTGCGGATCTGAGCACGACCACCTACACGTTCCCCGACGGCTATGACGAGGCCATCATCTACAACCTCGAGCGCCGCTTCGCCGGCCCGTATGGGCGCGACATGCCGGCGGAAGATGCGATCCTGGCGCGCGAGACGTTCGCGAACATCTTCCGGTCGAATCAGCGGCTCAGCGACCTGCCGAATGATTTCGCCACCGCGTTCGGCCCGAGCGGGAGACGCGGCTACAACATCCAAACCGGGAATTACTAAATGATTGGCACGACACGCGGCCCGCTGAACAAGTGCGAAGCGATCACGCCGTCGGACACGGTGGACCTCACGCGCTACACGCAGACGAAGCAACTCACCGATGGCATTTACGTCGGCGGCGGCGCCGGCGTGCTGGTGATCGTGATGGCCGACAACACGACTTGCACGCTGTCGGGCGTGATCACCGGGCAGATCTATCCGATTGCCTGCCGTCGCATCAACGCGACGACCACATCGGCGACGAACCTCGTCGCGGTCTACCAGATCTAAATGGCGCCCTCCGCACAAAACGTCGGCCTCCTCGCCTCCGTCGGCGCCACGGTGCGCCTGACGCCGCCAGGCCTCGCCGGGTTCGGCATCCAGATCACCGGGACGTGGGCGGGCACGGTCCAGTTCGAAGGCTCGATCGATGGCGTGACGTTCACCGCGCTCAGTGCCACGCCGATCGCCGGCACCGTGTCGGTGGTGCAAACCACGGTCAACGGGCTGTGGCAGGCGGCGGCGCCGCTGGTGTCGATGCAAGTGCGGATGTCAGCCTGGACGAGCGGCAGCGCGGTCGTCACCCTCAACGCCGTCGAAGCGGCCACGGGTGGCGCCGCAGCGGCCGGCGGCGGCAGCGGCGGCGGGGCGGCGTCAATCGCGGACGGCGCTGATGTCGCGACGGGTAGCACCACCGACCCCGCGGTGGTCGGGGATAACCCCGGCACGGTCAACAGTCATCTGCGCGGCCTCACCAAGATCACCGCCGATGTCTGGGACATCGTCAACCACCGCTTGCATGTCAACGTCGACAATGCCGGGTCGATTGGCGGCGGCACGCAATACACCGAAGACGTGCCGGCCGACGCGAACCCGATCGGCAACATGAACATGGCGCGGCGGCGCGACACCCTCTCAGCCGCCGAAGTCAGCGCCGATCTCGACAACATCGCGTTGAACGCCACGGCCAAAGGCGAGCTCTACGTCAAGCACACGGACGCGATCGGCCTCGCCGCCGGCAGCGCCGTCATCGGCCATGTGATCACCGATGTCACCTCCACGACCGCGGTGACGCAGGCCGCGGCCGCTTCCCTCAATGCGACGGTGGTCGGCGCCGGCAGTGCGGGCACGCCCAGCGGTGGCGTCGTGACGGTGCAAGGCGCCGCGAGCATGACGCCGGTCTTTGTCGGCGGCAACGTCGCGACGAACGTCGCGGTCGGCGCCAACCCGGTGAACAACGGCGCGCAGGCAGTGAGCGCCGAAAACAGCGCGGTCACGACCGGGCGCATGGTGCAGTTGGTCGCGGACCTCGTCGGGAAGCTGATCGTCCTGCCCTATGCGAATCCGGAGAATTTTGTCTCCGGTGTCACCTCGGGCCAGATGACCGCGACGACCTCCACGACCTGCGTCGCCGCGCCGGCGGCGGGTTTGCGGAATTACATCACCACGATCACGGTGTCGAACTCGCACGCCACCGTGCCCACCGATGTGCTGATTCAGGATGGCAACACCGGCACGACGCTATGGGTGGTGCCGGCCGCCGCCGCGCAAGGTGGCGCGGTGGTGACGTTTCCCACGCCGCTGCGCCAACCCACGACCGCCACCGCGATCTTTGTGCAGAACGTGACGACCGGCGCGAGCACGAAGGCGTCGATTGCGGGCTACAAGGGCGCGTAGATGGCCTTCGCGAAATACAAGCAACTGACGCTGGCGAGCAACAGTATCGGGATGAGCAGCGACCCGACCAGCTGGCCGCTGTGCATCGGGCGGGGCTACGGGCCGCAGGCCGCTGACACGGACCTCAAAGACACGAGCAACGGCGGGGTCATCAGGCCCGACGGGTTCGACATCGCCTTCTTTGACAGCGTCGCCCAGACCACGCGCTATCCGGCCGAGCGCGTGCTGTATGACGGTGTGAACGGGAAGCTTGAGGCGTGGGTGAACATCCCGACGCTGACCCGCGCGTCGGCCGTGGTGCTCTACATGCTCTACGGCGACGCGACGATCACGACCGACCCGAACAGCGGCGCGTTTGGGAAGACCGCCGCGTGGAACACCGGCTACACGAACGTCTATCATCTCGGCGACGGCTCGACGCTGAGTCTGGCCGGCAGCACGTCCACGCCGGCGAACCTGACGAACACGAACAGCGTCACGGCGACAACGGGGGACATCGCGGGCGGCGCCCATTTCGTCCGCACCGCCAACCCCAATGCGAAGTATTTGTCCGTATCGGCCGCCGCCACCACCACGTTTCCGGTCACGCTCGATTGTTGGGCGAAGCTGAGTGATACGACGTTCGCGGATGCTGAACAGCGCATCATGGTGGCGCTGTCCAAAGCGACCGGCAATGAGGCGTTCTGGCTTGCCTACTGGCGGCAAGCATCGGACCATGTGACGTATCTGATGGTGCTGGAGAATAACGTCAACAACCCGAAGTTCAATTTTTACGCGGTGACGGTCGATACAAACTGGCATCACCTCGCGGCGGTCTTTACGAATGCGACCACGCTCGCGTTGCACATGGATGGCGTGGTGATCACGCCGAATACCTCATTTTTAGGGGCGGGCGTGACCCCGGCGGGCCTTGATACGACCTCGATTGGGGTCGAGCTCGAAACCGGCCCGTTCCAGTGGGCCAACTTCAACGGCGACATTGACGAGGCGCGCGTCTCGAACGTGGCGCGCAGCCTCGATTACAACATCGCCAGCTTTCAATCGCAGAAGGCGAGCAACAGCTTCATCACCTGGGGCGCCGCGACCACCGTCGGCGGCGCCGCCGTGGTGCATCGGCTTGCGGCCTTGGGAGCCGGCGCATGACGGCCCTGGTGCTGCAGTGGCGGCGGTTCTGCCGCTGGCTCGGCGCGATCCTGCTGGCGTGGGGCGACGACCCGTCGCTCGCCGCGCCGGAGGAGGACTGGGTGATCGACCCGGCGATTCGGCGCGCGGTGCATTGGTCCTTCTCGGTGATCGGCTTGCCGGTAGCGCAGTTCGCGGACGACTTCGACCTTGAATACAGCGGCAAGCTGCAGGCGGTGCTGCACGTCGCGGCGCGCTATCTCGGCATCGACCACGGGCTGCACACCGTCGGCGATGTCGTCGTCTTTCTCACCTGGGCGCAGAAAGCGCAGCGCTGATGTATACGAGCGTGCTCATTCAATCGGTCAAAGCGGACATCGCGGGCAGCGGCCTGCAGATCGTGCTCGTCGCGCAGGGCACGGGCCTGCCAGATGTCACGGACATCGCCCAAGTCAATGGGGTGCCGTTCGATCCCCTGATCCTGCGACGCGCCGCCGTGGCCCTGCTCGTCCGGCTTAATGCGAACCTCGCGACGCTGGCGGTCGTGCAGGCGCTCGTCGGGACGCACGTCGATGTGACCTCACCGCTGCCGCCGGAGGTCTCGCATGCCCCTGTGGCCTAACTTTATTGGGCCGAGTTATCGCACGCAATCCTCCACGATTGCGAGTGATACCGCGATCAATATCTATCTCGAAACCACGCGCAACGCGGCGGATCCGAAGAAAGCGACGTTCTACGGGACGCCGGGGCAAGTCCTCTGGGGCTCAGGCGCCCTGGCGCCTGAGGTCGAATGCCGCGGCCTGTTCTCCCAGGACGGGCGCGTGTTTGGCGTGCATGGTGCCACCTTCTGGGAGCTCAACCCCGCCGCCGCGCCGCCACGGATGCAGCATCAGCATCCGGTCGCCAACGATCACCAACTGGTCACGTTTGCGTCGAACGGCATCGGCGGCAATCAACTCGCGATCTGTTCAGCCGGCGTGCTCTACATCCTCGATCTGGTCACGGCGGTCTGGACGACGGTGGCGCTGTCGTTCGTGCCGGTGATGGTCGGCTACATGGATGGCTATTTTCTCGCAAACGAGAAAAACACGCCAAAGATGTGGTTCTCCAATCTATTCAACGGGCTGACGTGGTCGGCGACGGATTTTTTTACGCGGTCGAGCACGTCCGACAACCTCACTGGGTTTGCGGTCAACAACCGGCGCATCTGGGTCCTCGGCAGCAAGACGACTGAGTTATTTCAGGATTCCGGGGACGCAACGACCCCCTTTATTCCCATCCCTGGCAGCGTGATCAATGAAGGGACGGACAGTTATCAGAGCATCACCAGCATTGTGGATACGGTGTTTTGGGTGGGGGCGACGAAGGAGTATGGGCACAACAACATCTTTGCCGCGACCGGGTTGCAACCCCGCGTGATTTCGCCGCCCGCTATCAGTGCCGCGATTAGCCCCACGGCGATTGCGACCGAAGCGGAAGTGCTCACCTATGCGCAAGGGGGGCACGTCCATGTGTGTTGGACCTGGCCGTCGATCGACCTGACCCTCTGTTATGACCTCACCGAGGAGGCGTGGCATCAACGCGCGGATGTCGCCGAAACGTCACCGGGGTCAGGCTTGTATAACACGCCGCATCGCTGGCGGGCGCGGGGCTCCTGTGGCTTTGCGACGACCGCGGCCAGCGGCGGGTTGCCCGTCATCCTCGTCGGGCAGGTGGATACCGCATTCCTCTGTGAACTGCGCCTCGACACGAGCACGGACGAGCACCCGACCGCGCCGCCGGTGCCGATTTTCCGGTTGCGCATCGCGCCCTATGTGAGCGCGGAGAATCAATGGCTGTTTCTCCAGCAGGTTGAACTCGGCATTCAGGCCGTCGCGGATTTCGGCGGCCAGCCGCCGCCGCAGCTCTATGTCGGACAGGCGGGGGGCAGCGATCTCGCGTCCCTGTATCCGCCGATGGATGCGGCGGTTGGCCTCGCCGTGAACGGCCTCGCTGTCGCGCAATGGTTTCAACTCGGCCGGCATCGCACCGATCATCTGCTGCTCGCCATCTCGCAAAACAACACGTTGCCGTGTGTCTGGGGACCGGGCCTCTGGCTACGCGCGACGCCTGGCACGGGGCAGCTGTAGATGGCGAAACCCGTCGCGCCCTTGACGACGCCGCTCGTCGGCCGCGAGCTCGTCACCGAGCCGATCTGGCAGAACTATTTCACGAGTCTTTATCGAGAAGGCGAGTGGACGCCGATTCTCGGGGGCTTCTCCACGACCGCCGGACAGACCTACACCCGGCAAGCGGGCCGCTACGTGAAGCTGGGGCGGTTCGTGATGGCGACCGGCTTTGTCGAGTTATCCGCGAAGGGCACGGTCAGCGGCATTGCGATGGTCGGGAACCTGCCGTTTCCGGCCGAACCGCATACGCAAGGGGTGCCGCAGCCGCCGCCCAGCATTATCTTCTTTAATCTCGGCACCGCGTGGGCGTCACTGACGGGCCTGCTGCTGGCAGACACCACGACGATCTTGCTGTTCGGGCTGCCGCCGGCCGGGGGGGTCAGCGCGGTGACGCTCAACGCCGCCGCCGATCTGACGAATACCAGTGCGATCGGATTGACGATCTGTTATCTGGCGCAGGACTAGGAGTCGCTATGGCAGTTGCCGTTGAACCGTGGGGACTCACGCCGCTGACGACGGAAGGGCTCGCCAATCTGGGCCATCCCCTGAGCCTGAGTGACTTTAATCAAGATGCGTCGGGCCGCTACTGGCGCATGATTCGCGGCCAAAAAACCTACTACCCCCGCGAGTGGTTCGATGCGAGCGGGACGTTCACGGGGTCGGGCACGCAATCGGGCGACAGGGCCGGGCAGGACAAGGGCTTTTTCAAGCAGGGCATGAAGTGGAACTGGCAAACGGGCCAGTGGGAGAATCCGACGAATTGGGCGAACGTGATCGGCGTGGCCGCTGCGGGCGGCGTCGGTGCCGGGATCGCGGCGCCGGCGATTGGCGCCGCCTTGGGCGGCGGCGGAGGCGTCAGCGGCGGTGGCCTCACGGCGACGGAAGCCGGGATCACGACCGTGCCGCAGGCGGTGGCCGCCGGTATCCCGGTTGAAATCGCGGGCGGCGCGGGCACGGGTGCGGCAGTGACAGGTGGCGTGGCCACCGGCGCCGCGCCGTTCGTCGGCATGTTCGGCACCGAGTCGCCGCAGCCCTATGCGCCGCCGTTCGGGGGCGCGAACACGCTGCCGTCCACGCCGACGCCGAGTGGCACGACGCCCACTGTGACGCCCAACGGCACGACCGCGAACGTCCCAGGCGGGCCAGCCTCCACCGGAGGCGGCACGCCCTCCTGGCTGACTCAGACGTTTGGGAGCGGGCCTGGCATTGCCGCACTGGCGAACGTCTTCGGCAATATCTACGCGGCGAACAAACAGGCGGGTGCCTCGGCAGACGCGCTCGCGCAGCAGCAGAAGCAGTTCGATGAGGCGATCGCGGTCGCGAAAGAAGAGCAGACCTACACCCGCAACCAATATGGCGACTATCTCGGCCGGCTCGCGCCCTACAACCAGGCGGGCCTCGAGGCTAACGCCCGCGAGGCGCAATACATGGCGCAGCCGAGCGCCGCCGGCGGCTTCCCGGCCCGCTCCGGCGTGCCGCCGCCGACGCCGCTGGCCGGCAGCGGACCCGCCGCCGACGTGGTGCCGCCGGTTCGTCCCCCAGGCGGCACGACGCCGCCGGCGACCAATAGCACGAATCCCACGCCCACCGGCACGACGCGGATGCAGGGACCGGACGGCAGTCAGCAGGACGTGCCGAACGACCAAGTGCAGCACTATCTGGATCTCGGCGGGACGGTGATCGGCAACCGCTATCGCGCCTTGGGGACGTAAATGCCTACCTACGATCAGATCAACGCGCTGTATCAGCGGTATCTCGGGCGCGCGGCCACGCCGGACGAGGCGACGAATTGGGCCAACGGCAGCTATGGCGCGACGGACCTCGCCGGCATCGAGTCGCAGATCGCGGGCAGCGGGGAAGCGCAGGCGCACCAGGCGCCGGCGCCGTCGACCGGCAACTGGTTCGCGCAGAATGCGCCGCCGATGACCGATACCGGCAACCCGACGCAGCCGCCGCCGTCGGACCAGACGCCGCCGCACACGGGGACCACGCTCGGCGGGTTCACCTCACCGCTCGGCCCGATCACGACCGACGAATACAACTTCGCCGCCGCGCATAACCAAGCCAACACGGTGAACGGCGTGCCGACGATGGCGCAGATCACCGGGCTGTATCAGCAGTATCTCGGACGGCCGCCGTCGCAAGCCGAATATCAGGGCTGGATCAGCGGGCAATACGGCGCCACGGACCTGGCTGGCATCACGCAGCAGATCGCCAGCAGCGGAGAAGCGCAAGCGCGCGGCGGCACGACCGGCGGCGGCACCGACTTGCGGTCGCGGATCGCCAAGGCGCTGAGCGATGCCGGGAGCACGGACGATCCGGAGTATTGGTATCAGAAGATCAGCGCCGACCCGAATGGTGCCGGCTCCGCCTGGAACTACTGGCTCGATCGGATCAATCGCGGCGACGGCGCGGCCGGTGTCCGCAACGGCACCGTGCAGCGGTTCCAAGACAGCGGCGGCGGCGCGACCGGCGGCGGGGTGAACTATGCCCTCGCCGGCGCCAGTGGTGGGGCGCTGCCTGGCACGCTGACGGCCTACGGCGTGCCGACGACGCCGTATCAGTCGCAGCCGTGGACGGGCGGCGCCTACACGCCGCCACCGGTGCCGGGGAACCTCCAGACGCCCTACACGCCCGCGACATGGCAGGGTGGGGACTTCCAAGCACCAGCGAAAGACCCCTCGCTGCAGACGCCCTACGCGCTGCGGCAGTGGACCGGCGGCCAGTTTACGCCGCCAGCGATTTCGGATGCGCTGCGCACGGGGAACACCTTTAACCCCACGGCGACCCTGCCGCATTTCGCCACGGGCGTGACCGATTTCAGCGGCGGCGCGGCGGTGGTCGGGGAGAACGGGCCGGAAACCGTGACCCTGCCGCCGGGGAGCAATGTCACGCCGTGGTCGTCCTACTATCAGCCGAATCTGCCGACGAACCTGCAGACGCCGTTCGCGGCGCCGACCCAGGCCGACCTGCAGAATAGTCCTGGCTTTCAATCACGCCTGGCGCTCGACCAGCAGGCGCGCGAGCGATCGGCCGCCGCGCGTGGGTCGATTCTGAGCGGCGGCACGCAGCTGGAGCTCGGGCGCGCGGCACAGGATTACGCCAGCAACGAATACAACAACCTGTTCAGCCAATCGCTGGCGGGGCGCGGGCAGAACGTCAACGAATACCAGCAGGCGGTCGGCAATGCGCTCGGCACCCGGCAGCAGAACGTCGCCGAACAGGGGCAGCAGTTCAATCAGGCGCTCGCGGGGCAGCAGCAAAACTTCGGGCAGTATGCGACGCAGGCGGGGCTCGACCTTGGCGCGCGGCAGCAAAACTTCAATGAAGGGCAAGGCTCTTTCGCGAATGCGCTCGCCGCGTATCAAACCAATTACAACACGTTCCAGGGCGGGGTGAACAACGCGCTCGCGGGCCGGCAGCAGGCCGAAAACGAGTATCAGGCCAACGTGCTGAATCCGTCGCAATACAGCTACCAGAACACCTACGCGCAATATCTGGCGGATCAGCAGCGACAGTTGACTGACTACCTGACGAACTACGGCATCAACCGGACGGGCGTGCAGGACTTCTTCAATCAGAACAACGCCGTCGCGAATCGCGGACTACTGGCGACGACCAGCGGTCGGCCCGCAGGGACATAAATCATGGCGAGCATTGCCGACATCCTCATCGCCAAGGGCAACGCCGCCGCGGCCGGCACGCTGCAGCGCGGCAACATCTACGCAGACCTGATCCGCAATCTGTCCTCGATTCCGGGGCAGGCGATGCAGCAGCAGCGGGCGCTCGAGCAGGACCGGCTGAAGCAGCAGGAGCTGCAACAGAACCTACAAGTCGGGCAGCAGAATCTGACCCTCGGCCAGCAGAAACTGGCGGCGAATCAACTGGAGACTGACGCCGACGCGCTCGCCAGCCAGTTGCCGCGGACGCCAGAAGGCGATCTCGACACCGAACAGATTGGACAGATGGCCGGGAA